ACGGGCTAGCACAAAATATGGAAGCAAAGCATGGAACCATTCATCAAGGTCAATCGTCTCAGATGTATTAGTCAACCATGTGTAAACCGGGTTCCTAAAAGCACGAATGGTTATCGGATACACGGCATCAGGCTTGGCCCAAAACTGAATTTTCTTATCCCAAAATGAATAGAAGTATGGTCGTGATGGAACGTCTGTATTACCAAGCCAAATGTCCTCTGCTTGGTTGTAATCAATCAAAGTTAGACGATTACCAGATGTGCTCGAATCTACAACTGAGATAATCTCACGAATATCACCAATTGTAGAGATTGTGTATTCACGTTGACCAATTACAGTGTCAAAGGTGTAAGTCTCCTGAAGGTACGGCCATCGTCGCTCAAGTGAGTAGATTCGTTGAAACCCCTCACGAGCAAACTGGTCAACAATAGAGTCAGGCAAATCCACTTCATCAAGGTCAGCCATATTCCTAACTTGGGTGCGAAGTTGTGTCAGAGTAATGCTCATTTAGCCTCACCTTGTGACCTGAGATGACCGATGCAGTAGTCCGTACCCCGTGCCTTTGGACCTTCACAGGTATCCTCTTTGGCTATACAGCGGTTGCGACCTACATACGGCGCAGATGGAGGAGCAATCTTTGCTCCCGCTGTCGGGGCTAGGCGGAACCCAGATACTGGCGTTCCGTAATACGATTGGGCAGGTACGGCGTTTTTCATATACAACTACCCCAATTTGTTACATATCCCCCACCTTTCGGTGGGGGTATGTGACTAATTACTTTGCGTTTCGCTTGGTGGTCTTACCACGAGCGTTACGACTCATTGAACCACCAGATTTTTTAACTGCTTGTTCAGCCTTGAACTTACTGCTTTTTGTACGCAAATCTTGCAAACTGCGTTGCGTCCACATATCTTGTGAATATCCACCAGATTTGGTTACACCCTGTTTCTTTTGCTGTGAAGCAGCCTTGAGTCTTTTTGCTTGTTCTCGTGCATAATCAAGTTCTGCTTTGTTTGACAAACCAGTAGACCAAAAACGACCACCTTCAGTTTCCTTAGCACTATAAACTTCACCCTTGTTTTTGCGTTGGTATTCGCTCATACGTTCGCCAGCAGCGTCATTACCACGGTCAGGTTGACCTACACGATAACTAGCACGTCTCTGTGCTTCCATTCGCTTTGACTGTGCATTTTTTGCCCTACCCGATGCACCTTCTGGATAATCGATTGGTGACTTCTTTTTTGCTGGTGCAGCCTTTTTAGGTGCTGCTTTCTTTTTCATTGCCATGGCTGTACTCCTTAGTATTTACTCTTTGATTTTGATTGCTTCTTGCTTTTACCACCCTTAGTTGGCGGGTAGGTAGAAGTCTTTGTGCCAGCCTTAGGAGTTGCATCCGCATGGCTAGAAAGAATTGAATATTTAACTGGCATTATTGCTCCTTTGAAATAGGGGAGTGAGCCCGAAATGCCCACTCCCCCGATTCAATTACTTACGGTAGATTGATACCGTGTTTGCTGCAGTGAATACTGCAACAAACGACGCTGACGATGCTGCTGCAACGGTTGCTGAACCCACAAGGGTCACTCCCGAAGCACCTGCAGTCAACGTAATTGCATGTGTTGCACCAGCAAGGTTTACTACGGCGAATCGGAAACTTGAACCGACTCCTTCGTCTGTAAACGCTGCACCCAACTCTGCACCAGTTGGTGTTGTCAACGCACGACCCGTTGTTGGGGTCATGGTGTAAACAACTTCTGCTGCACCAGCGAGTGTTGCTGCTGACTGTGTGGTACCAGCGTCGGTTGCGGCAACAACAGTTACCTTCTCCTCTTTTGCTGCCCACTCTTCAAGACGCTTACGTGTTACTGCGCCCTGTGTGTCATTTGCTAATAGTGGCATTTCATTCTCCTTATTGGTTAGTGGTCTTAGGCGGTCTTTGCCGTGAGTTTGCCCTGCTTCGCACGGTTGCGACAGGTTAGGTTGCCGTAGCACATGATGAGCGCATAGCGAGCATCGGTGTCTTCTGGCTTGATGAAGTCCGTCTGAGCGAACCACTTGTTGCTGTGACCAACCAAGGTGAGGTACTTCGTGTTGAGGAAGTAGAACACGCCAGCGGTGCAATGCACGTCGTACATTACAGGAGCAGCCTTGAACAACAGGTTCTGGAATCCAGCATCTGCAGTCTTGGTGTCGGTGTAACGCAGGTTTGGCTGAAGCAATGCTTCGTACTTCTCAAACAAGGTCTGAGTTGTCAACAAGGTGTCTGGGTGGTCATTACCAACCGAAACGCTGTTGTAAGCGGTGCTCATTTGTGCAAGAGTCAACGCAGTTGCGGTGTTCTCTTCATATGAACGCCAGAACTCGTTGCCTGAAGTTGCTGAGTTGATTCCACCAACAGTGTTGCCGGATTCAACCAAGTTTCCAAGGCCGTTCCAGTCCTTGCTGCTGTTGCCAGTTCCGTCAGAGAAGAACATCAAGTTGAAAGATTCACGCATTGACTCTTCAGCCTGCATAATCTTGGCTTCGAGCAAGTTGATGATTTCTTGTTCACCGTTGTTCTTGGCTTCTTCAATACCGCTGATTGCGATGGATGCAGCGTACTGCTTCCATTCGTACTCAGCAGCCGAAATGCCTTCCTGTGGTGCCAATGACAGCGAATCGTATCCGCTGTATGAAGCCACAGTTGAGTTCTTGCCGTAGATGAGTGGTTCAACAATCTTCGTACCGCCGTTAAGCATACGAATACGACCGTTGTCCATCAACTTGTAGGTCAAAGGACGTGCGGTAAACACGTTGTCAGTTAGTTGCGAACGGTAGTTCGCAAGTGTGGTTGAGAGCAACTGGTCAAAGTTACTGTTGGCTGATGCCATGATGATTTCTCCTTAAATAGAACGCTAGACGTTTAGTTGCCGTTTTGCGGCTTCAAAAGCATCTCGCAATGATGTGATTGGTTTTGCTGATACATCTGCAGACTTTGCTGTGCTAGTACTACTCACAACTGATGCTTGACGTTTTGCTTCTGTAACTTTGTTTTTCACTTCGTTTTGCTTTGCAGCATTTTCACGAATTGAACGACTCTGCTCATAAACACGGTCAAACGCAATTTGCTTGTAGATTGACTCCAAATCTGTTGAACCTGTGGCTAACGCCTTGGCTACAACTTCGTTGGCATCAAAATCTGTTCCGTATCGGGTTTGAAGCGTCTGGACAGTTCTTTCCAACTCATCCATAGCCTTTTGTTGTTCAAAAGCCTGAATACGTTGTTCCAACTGTCGGTACTGCTTTTCAACTGGGTCCATGAACAGGTCTTCTTCTTCAGAAGTTGTCTGTCCAACACCGTAATGTTGTGAAAGAAGTGCCAAAGTACCAGAAGGGTCGTTTTGCAAGGCTTCTTGCAAAGCGACTCCAAATTGTACTTGTCGCCTTTGCTCACTGAGTTCCTGTGTCTTGCGGGTATAGTCCGCTTGACGCTGGTATCCAGAAAGCGCCTCTTTCAGAGGGACATTAACTTCCTCTCCGTTGACTAGCACAGAAACATATTTGTCTCCAAACTCGTCTACAGGGAGAAGGTCAATCTCTTCTGCTGTAAGGGCATCAACTACATCCGCAACTTCTTGAGATTGTCCTAGGTCTTCTAGGGTCTCTTCGGTTGTGATTTCATTGCTATTTATATCGCTCATTTAAGAGTCCTCCGTGGGTTGCTCTACTGATAGGGTTTATTCGTTACATTCCCGGCGGCATTCCACCTTGCTGTGATAACAACGCCAAGATTTCTGGTGGCAATTCCCCGCCACCCATTTGTTCTACGCCAGCCTCACTAGGAGCCATACCACCTTGTGGTGGCATCATCCCTTCAGGTGGCATCATTGCCTCTGGTGGTGGAGTCCCCTGTGGGGTTATTTGCTGTGCTGGCATTTGTGGTTGAATAATGAACGAAGCACCCGAACGGATACCAAACCCTTGTTGAAGTACAAAACTAGCCAACTTTGGCATATCAATAATTCCTGCAGAAGCAAATGGCGCCATTGCGTCAACAACCTGCATTGCCATCTGACGACGGAATGATTCGTTGACTGGCTGAGTTGAACCACCCTCTACCTCAAAGTCAAATTCACCTTGAATATAATCACGGTCAAATTCGAGCCAAAATGGTTGTGCTTCCTGTCCAGCAATACGTACAGCCTGCTGACCGGTCATGTATTGCTGTGCAAGGATAACCAATCGTTTTGCAATCTCAGCAATTGACAATTCAACAATAGCCAACTTCTCAGATGCACGAGCATTGGCATTATCTTGAATAATGCCTGCTTCGGTTGCTGTACGCCTAATTTCTGGCAAACCACCACGCATGTATTCAGACACACCAGATACACGGTCAATGTCTCCAGAGATGAGGCTTGACTGGTTGTAGAACTCTGGTGGACTGATAACTGCTGGCATTGGTGTAATAACGTTTCCAATATTTTCTTCTGAAATAACTGGAACCATCACGTTATCTTCATCTGACTCTAACGCTGCACGACCATCAGCGTCAAATGCTGATTCCTTGTACAACCACTTGCGTGAGAAACGCTTACGATGGTTCATCATTTGGGTACGAGTTGCGTTCAATTCCTGTTGCAATGGTTCAATTGCTTCCAACTCACCCATTGGGTAAAAGTATTCAGGAATTTCATAGTTACGCAACATCACAAATGGATGACCAAACTTGAATGGTATTTCTGTTGGGTTAATCAAGAACTTATCCGAACCATCACAAAACACCGACATGGTGTTTCTATCAATGTCATACCATTCCCAGATTTCTACATAAGAATCACTTGGGTCTGTTGAACGACGTGGTGAATAACCATCCTGACCATACTTTGAATAATGCGATGGTGCAGCCTCGTTTCGTGCTACAGAGTTATACCGCTTATCCTTTTTAACATCTAGCAATGGTCTGCGAACTCGCTGTGCAATCCACTTAATGTCATACATTGTCGTAGCATCTGGGTCAACAAAAACATCAAATGGACTAACACGCTCAATAAATGGACGGTCTTCTTTAATAATAAGTTCCGATTCCATATTTGACTCTGGAGCATCTGAAACAAGTTCGTCGTAAGAATCAAAGTTTGCTTGCGCAACCTTTTCCTCTTCAACAAACCTATAACCGGTCTTAATCCAACCATGTCCAAGAATCAAGAAGTCACGAACTGCACGCTTAAATTCTTTTTGGCATTCGTAATGTCTCCACCAGTAGTTAACAATTGATTCTGTAAGAATCGCCTTATCACTATCTTCGTATTTACGAGCATTAACCGTAATCTTTGGATAACTAATAGAAACAGACGGTGCAACAACGTTAATTGTTGCAAAAGCAATGTTCACCAACAAACGGTCTTCTTCTGAAACACCTTTGTAATGTTTACCACGATAAAGGTCAATCATCCGTCGCCAAACTTCGTCACAGGCTTCTTCATGCCTCCAACGACGTGACTGGTCTAACTTGTCACGATACTTTTTAAGAACTTCGCTATTTGGTGTACGTGCCATTATTTGTCCTTTTGTCCTTCGTGCCAGCCAATATG